CTAGAACGGGTCACGACAACGATGTATTGTTTCAAAAAGAAACAGCATTACCAAAAAAGACAAACACAACCCTCAATAGAAAGTTGTCATATGGTAAACAATTATTTAATAAAATTATTCAAGTATCAATTCCAGGAAATTCATCAATCAACGTTGGTGGGTTAATCGATTTAGAATTCTTTATACATAATAATATAGGAACAGATAAAGGGAATCTAGATAAATCGTTATCAGGACAATACCTAATAACAAAAGTAAGACAAAAAATAACTAATGACGTATTTACCACAATATTAGAATGCGCAAGAACAACTAACTCATTATAAGGAGCATATTATGCCATTACCAGGAAGTAACAGAAACCCAGTGTTTCTACAAGAAATAAAAGAACCAACTCACGAAACACCTGACCTTAACAGTATGACTAAGAAGCAGTTACAAGACTATGCTGAAGGTTTAGGTTTAGATTTAAGTAAAAAATTAAATAAGAATGCTTTATTGATGGAGATCGTAGGAGCACTTTAAATGCGTAACTTTATAGGTAGGAATGGATTCACTTGGTTCGTTGGTGTTGTTGAAGACCGTAACGATCCCATAGAACTTGGTCGTGTACGTGTGCGAGCATTCGGTTGGCACACTGACGACAAGGGTGCGATTCCTACTGATTCTCTCCCTTGGGCAGTAATGATTAATAGTATCGATTCTGCTTCAGTAAGTGGAGTTGGTAAATCCCCGACAGGTATTGTTGAGGGTAGTTGGGTGTTCGGATTCTTTATGGATGGTGACCGTGCTCAAGAACCTGCCATTATGGGTACTATCGCCAGTATGCCTTCTGACAAGTCCAACAGTGCGTTTGGTTTCAACGATCCTACCGAAAAATTCCCGAGATATACTAATGAGAGTGATGTAAACAAATTAGCACGTGGAGAGAACACAAGGACTCATACACCTGACACAGTTATCGGGGAACCTGCTGACCCATACAAAGCAAAGTATCCATACAACCATGTGTACGAATCAGAGTCTGGTCACACTAAAGAATATGATGATACTGAAGGTGCTGAACGTATTAAAGAAAGACATAAGACTGGAACGTTTTATGAGATACATCCAGATGGGACTAAAGTAGAACATATTGTTAAAGATAATTATGAGGTGATTGCTGGTAATGATAGTATCCACGTCAAAGGTGATGTAAAAATATTCATTGATAAAAATACAAATGTTACTATCGGTGGCAATTTAACTGCAGCAGTTGGTGGTAATATAAACGTTACTGCTGGTGGTAGTGCCACTGTTACAACTGGAAGTTCTATGACATTGAATAGTGGTGGAAATTTCTCTGCTAAAATTGGTGGGTCTTGCCAAATGATAAGTTCTGGTCCAATGCGATTTATAGCACCAACAATAGATATAAACTAATGCCAAATGCTTGCAGACATGGTGATGGATTATATACTGGTCACGGTTGTAGTCCGACTTCAACTGTTATTGCTACTCAAGGCAGAGTAAGAATTAATAAAAGACCTGCCGCAAGAATGAATGACCCAGTCGCACCACACACAATATTAGTTGGAATATATTGTGTTCCTCATAGTGCTAGAGTTAATAGAGGTTCTAGATCTGTTAGGATTAATGGAATACCTGCAGCAAGAGTTGGCGATTCGGCAGACTTTGGAGCAATGGCACAAGGTTCAACTAATGTCAGAATTGGTGGTTAAACACTTATAAATATATTAATAATAATTTTTAAATAATAGAAGGAAAATGAAATGAATAATCATGACAACATAGTAAACTTATTTGACACTTACAAAGCAGAGAATGAGAAGTTTGAAAACGGAAACAAATCTGCAGGTACACGTGCTCGCAAGGCACTATCTGAGATTACTAAGATTTGTAAAGAACGTAGAAAAGAAATACAAGAATCAAAAAATAATGCCTAATGCCTAAACAAGAAATATTCAGTGACTTAGATTTATCATTTATCGCACACCCGATTACGGGTAACGTGGGTAGAAAGACTAACAGAGAATCCGTAAGGCAATCTGTTAAGTCATTAATCTTAACTGACTATTTCGAACGTCCATTTAAGTCAGACATTGGATGTAGTATTCGGTATTTCTTATTTGAATTGTTTACACCACCTGTTAAACAGCAGATGGAAAGGGCAATTAAAGAAGTAATTAAAAACTATGAACCTCGGGCAGATGTGTTCGAGGTTTTGGTAGAAGAAAGACCAGAAGTAAATGCATTGACAGTGTCAGTAGCATTTATGATATTAAACGATCCTGACCCAGTTATCCTGGATGTCATACTAGAAAGAGTCCGATAATGGCAACAGCAAATACATACCTACAAGTAAGTGAATTAGATTTTGATGATATCAGAAAGAACCTAAAAGGTTATCTAAGTACACAAAATCAATTCAAAGATTACAACTTCGAGGGATCTGCTATGTCAGTTCTACTTGATGTCTTATCTTATAATACACATTATAATGCATACTACTTAAATATGATTGGTAATGAGATGTTCTTAGATACCGCACAACAAAGAGATTCAGTTGTATCAAGAGCAAAGGAACTGGGATATTTACCAGTATCAGCAATCGGTGCGAGTGCAAATGTTACAGTTGCATTTAGTGGCATTGCTAACACTGTGTCCCAATTCACTATTCCGAAGAACTCTAAGTTCTCAACTACGATTGATGATATAACTTATACATACGTTACTCCAGAAGCAAGTCTTGTTATTAACTCTGCTAATACCTTTTCTAAAGCAATTACGATTAAAGAGGGAATTCCTTTAACTCATAAGTTCACAGTAAATACAAGCAACCCAGTCAGATACATTTTACCTAATAAAAATATCGACACATCTAGTATTAGTGTATCTGTTCAAGAAAGTTCATCTGATACAACCACGACTGAATTTACAAGAGCAACTAATATCAAACAAGTGTATTCTACTTCACCTGTATTCTTTTTAGAAGAGTCTGCCGATGAAAAATATGAAATTTTATTTGGTCAAGGTGCACTTGGTAAGTCGTTAAAAAATAATAACATTGTAATTGTAGACTACTTAGTATGTAATGCTAATAAAACAAACAGTGCTAATGTATTCTCAGTAGATAGTCTAAGCATCGGTGTTAGTTATACAAGTGCTGTTATTACAACTAATGTGGATTCGTTAGGTGGTAGATCTTCAGAGTCTATTGAGAGTATTAAGTTTAATGCTCCAAGAAACTACCAAACTCAAAACCGTGCTGTTGTTGACAATGACTACCAAAGAATTCTGATTGCTGAAAATGCTGACTTACAATCTGTTATTGCATTTGGTGGTGAAAAGGCAGTTCCTGCTGTATATGGTAAAGTTTATATTGCTGTTAAACCATATGGTGAAAACTACGCAACAACTAATAGAAAGTCTCAAATTAAAGATTCTATTGCTGATAGAACTCCATTGGGTATCGATCCAGTTATCATTAACCCAGAATATATCTATATTGTTCCTTCAATCACAACGTATTACGATAAGACTTCTACTACAGTTTCTGAGTCACAAATTCAATCTGATATAAGAGCAGCCACTTTAGCATATTCATCAAATAATCTTGAAAGGTTTAATAATAAACTAAGATACTCTAAATTCATTCGTTCTTTAGATAATATTACAACTGGTTCTATTTTAAACAATGATGTGAGTATTAGTCTTGAGAAAAGGGTGGTTCCTAATATCAGCAAGTCTGAAAGATTGTTATTAAATTTTAATAATAAAATTAGAAAGGGTACACTGAGTTCAACTGAATTTACTTATCAAAATTTTCCTGCATATTTAGATGATGATAGTTTGGGTAATGTAAATATATACCGTTATAACGACGCAAAGGTTAAGACTAATATTATTACTAATGCTGGAACAGTTGATTATGATACTGGTCAGGTTGAAGTTAATGCCTTTGCACCAACTGCGTTTGCAGATACTCAATTGAAAGTTTCAATTACTCCAGATAGATTTGATGTAATCCCAGTAAGGGAACAAATTCTAATTATGGACTCAGAAAATGGTGGTGTCACGATTACGGGTGAAACTACTTAATGAGTGTACCAAATAAAATATCCACTCTTGTAAAGAATCAATTCCCCGACTTCTATAAGGAAGACGGTGAAAACTTCCTTGCGTTCATAGAAGCATATTATGAATATATGGAGCAGTCTGGCAAATTAACAGGCGGCATTCAAAACCTACAAGACTATCGGAATATTGATACTACTCTTGATGAGTATATAGAATACTTTAGAAGGGATTTCCTCCCATCAATTCCTATTGATGTTCAAGCAGATAAGTCGTTGATGGTTAAATACATCAAGTTCTTCAATAACTCTAGAGGCACACTTGCTTCTTATAAGTTAATGTTCAGAGCAATCTATAATGAAGACATTGATGTAGATTATCCTGCTGAGCATATCTTAAAGGTATCAGAATCTGATTGGAGGATTGATAGATATCTTGTAACAGATTACAATACAAAGAATTATACATTCATCGGTAAGAGTATTATCGGTTCTGACTCAAGAGCAACTGCACTAGTTGAGAACGTTGTACGAAGAACGATTCGTGGACGTGACTTAATGCAAATCTACTTGTCTAATATAGTAGGCACGTTTGGTCACTTAGAACCAATCAGACTAGTAACTGATACCGACAGTACTGGATTCATTCCAAACATTGAAGCAGGTATCAATAAAGTTACTGTAGATTCTGCTGGTGGTGAGTATGAAATTGGTGACATCATTAAACTCGAATCTGATATTATTGGCGACTTTGCTAAGGTAGTTGTGACTTCTGTATCAGACTTTGCTGGTGCCTTGACATTTACTATTGCTGATGGTGGTTCTGGTTATAGAGGTTCAACTGTATCTCCTGGATCTAAAATAACATTCTCAACTGTTACTAGATCTTCTGATGCATCATTTATAATAGAACCAAGTGATATCGTAGACACAAATTCATTGTTGATGATTAATGTCAATTTATTTACAGACACTACTATCTTTGGAACTAAAGCACCCCTTATTGTTAATGCAGATGGTGTTAGTCGGTTGATGTCTGATTACTCTAATACTATTTTGTCTAGTCCAGATTTTGGATTCCCTGAGACAGTTGTATTTACACCAAATCAAAACTTTAGAGAGAATGCGAATGCTGTAATTGGTATTGCTAATACAAGAACAATTTCAGTTGGGCAATCTATATACGGTGCGACATCTGGTGCTAATGGTATTATTAACTCTATCATAAGTTCTGCTGCAAACAATGGTGTATTTAGGGTTGACACATATAAGAATTTCGCAACAACAGAAGTAGTTAAGGTTGGATCGTCTGCTGGTTCTGCGGTCGGTAATGTTGTGTCGTTCTCAGGTAATACTATCGGTCATCATATATTATCGGTTGGTAACGTAGCAGGCCAATCTGTTACTGCTGGTGATGAATTAGTAGGCAGAACTTCTGGTGCGTTCGGTGTTGTTAAAAAGGTTGTGGTGGATACTGCTAATGGATATCCGCAAGGTGCTGGTGGTGCTGATGATAGAAACTTAGTTGTTTGTCAAGTAACTGCAAATACAACTGCCAATTTAACTAGTCAATTTTCAACTGGTCCAATGAAAGCATTTATTGCTAATGAAAGTTTAAGACTGGTTGGTGCCAATACGACTATCGGTAATGTTTCTATAACTACATCTAATTCTCAAATTGAAAACATCTATACTAAATTAGAAGATTCGTTTATATTTCAAGCACATTCTTCAGGAACGATCGCCGAATTGTCGTTAGTGAATGGTGGTCGTGGGTATTATACTCCACCAAATATTGACGTGGTTGATCATGATATCAAATCGATGAATATTGGTGAGTCATATATTACAATTCAATCAGATAACGTAAACTGGGGAACAGGCAATTCATTCTTCACAATTCTTACGTCTGATGATAGGATAACACAAACGTCAAGTAGTGCGGGTGGTTACATTGTTGGTGGTGCAGGAGCAGGATTACCGATTGCTGTTGACCAATATGCTAACGGAACATACGAATCTGTTGTTAGGGTGTGGGAAGACATGGGTAATAGGAAATTAGGAAAACTATTTTCTAATAATGCAACACTCATAGTTAAAACTTATTCTGGTTCATACATTCCTGGATATACTGATGACACAAGAACGGTAGAAAACACTGGTTCAGCTAAGATTGTTAAAATTGTGGACGAAGGTGTATTAGGAACTAATGCGAATATTAATGCTAACGTTGGTGCGAACGGTGCTATTTCTTCAATAAGAATTTTAGATTCTGGTTTCTCATACAAAGATGGTGAGTCGGTGACTATCGCTTCTTCTGGTAGATCGTTATCTACTGCAGGTGTTGGTACTATTTCATTAAGAGGTGATGCTAATTCGGAAGGTTATTATGCTACGAGTAAAGGGCATCTATCTTCTAAACGTGGTTACTTACAAGACGGTGAATACTATCAAGAATTCTCATACGAAATTATATCAGCATTATCATTAAACAAATATAAAGAAGTTGCTCTTCAATTAGTACATCCTGCTGGTCAAAGATTATATGGTAAGTACAGTGTTCAGAGTAATGTTGCCTTAGACATGGTGGTGACTTCTGATAATACCAAACAATTAAAATCAAATGGTACTATCGCAGTTACCAACAACGCATTCGGTGTAGTAGGAACTGGGACTCAATTAAATTCAAGTTACGCAAATGGTGATACGTTAATTATTGAATATGGCAACAAACAATTCTATTCAACTGTTATAAATATAATATCGAGTAATACATCAGCAAATCTTAAATTTGCTTGGACTAAAGATACACTTTCAAGTGCTAATGTTTACTATAAATCCGGAACAATATAATGCCATTAAAATACGCAACAAAAGACATATCAATTAATAATGCAAAGGCATTCCTTCATAGTTTAAATGCTGATGAAGACGGAAGATCTTCTAAGAAATCTACTATCCTTTATATGGCATTGGGTAAAAATAAACCATGGGCAGCCGATCCAACTCCAGATGCAATGACAGATAATGATCAACATTTAAAGTTTGATATGAAACGTGATTGGATTGGTGCTAAGAAAATTAAAGATGGTGATGCTAGTCATGTGATTCCTAGACATGATTGGACTTCAGGTACTGTTTATTCAATGTACCGTGATACTGATACTAATGTTCACGCAAGAGCATTTTATGTATTGACTGATGAATTCAATGTATATAAAGTTTTAAATAATAATAAGGGTGTAACATCTACTGAAAAACCAACTGGTTATTCTACGTTGCCTTTTACAACATCTGAAGGATATGTGTGGAAGTATTTGTTTACAATATCTGTAGACGATGCTGATAGGTTTTTAACAATTGATCATCTTCCTGTAAAAACTTTATCAGTAAGTGATGGTACTGCAGAAGAAGATAGACAATTATTAGTTCAAAATGCTGCAGTAAATGGATCTATTGAAGTTGTTGAGACTGTTAATATTGGTTCTAATTATCATATGATTGATAATGGTGTGATTGCTGCAGGTGGCAAGAATGATATCCAATTAAGTACAAGTGGTAATACTAACCCATCTCCTATTGATAATTATTATAACGGTGATTCTGTTTATATTATATCAGGAACAGGTGCTGGCCAAATAAGACGTGTTATTGATTATTCTGGTTCAACTAAAACTTTAACAGTTAATACTGCGTTTACAACAGTTGCTAATACTGATTCTAGAGTTGTGATTTCCCCGACTGTTACTATTATTGGTGATGGTGCTGGAGCAAAAGCGTATTCAAGAGTAGATACATCAACTGGTGCTATTTCAAACGTAAGTGTGATTGCTGTTGGTAGTAAGTATTCAAGAGCAGAAGCAATTGTTACATCTAATACTGTTCATGGTTCAGGTGCAAGTGCTAATGTTGTTATCAGTCCAATTGGTGGCCATGGTTCAGACCCAATTACTGAATTGTATTCTGATAAAGTTATGCTTAATTCTAAATTCGTAGATCCGGAAGGAGCAGTTATTACTGGTGCTGGATTTATTCCATCTAATACTGAATTCAGAACTATTAGTGTTGTTAAAGATCCAATCTTAAAGGTTAATTCTAATAACATCATTCAAGCAACTGAAACAATAGCAAATACTTCTAACAGTCCTGACTCATTAAGATTGACTACAAGACTAACTGCTTCTTATTTACAAATGAGTGGTGGATCTCCAGTAAATCCTCTTGCAGTAAAAGATATTATTACAAATGAAAGAAATTTATTAAGAGCAAAGAATGGTGCTTTAGAATTCGTAACAGAATTAGGTGCTGTAGGTAGAGAAACTGTTGCTTTAAGTAATGCAGTAAAGGCTGCTAATGCAGATATCGTTTATATACAAGATGACCCATCACAATCCGATGCATCTTACTATCATTTCTATATAAATAATGTAGAGAGTTACGGTAATTACTCACCGTTCAAAATTGATGATAATATCATAAAGAGTACGAGTGAAACTAATATAGCACAAGTTACTGCAATTAAAGGTCCTGAGGCAAATACTTTCTCAGGTGAAATATTATATACGGAACATGTAGAACCAGTTAGCAGAACTCCAGAACAAATTGAAGACATAAAAATAGTCTTAGACTTTTAAATAGGCAAATAAAAAATGGCAATCGAAACTAATTTAAACACATCCCCATACTTCGACGACTTTGACGAGGATAAAAACTTCCACAGAGTTTTATTCCGTCCAGGTTATGCAGTTCAAGCACGTGAATTAACTCAAATACAATCTATTCTACAAAACCAAGTAGAACGGTTTGCTAATGAAATTATGGTTGATGGCACAGTGGCTACTGGTGTTGGTGTTTCTACTGGTTCAGTTGATTATATTAAACTAAGAGATAAGGATGCTAATAACCGTGTATTACTATTAAGTGACTTAGCAACTTCTGGTGTGATTGCCAACTTAGTTGCGACTGGTGCTACATCTGGCATGACTGCGAAATTAGTAGATGCTAAAGAGGGTTCTGAATCTGTTGCACCGAATTACTTTAGTGCATTTATTAATTATACCAACTCTGGTGCTAATAATACAACTAAAACATTCACAAGTGGTGAGACAATTATATTCAGACATTCTGGTAATAATGCTTTTGTTGTTGCTGCTAATGCTATATCTACATCAGCTACCGGAATTGGTTTCAGGGCAACAGTATCAGATGGTGTTGTTTATCATAAAGGTAGTTTTATTAAGGTTAATCCTCAAAGTATTATTGTCGATAAGTATTCAGATGCTCCTGATAAGAAACTTGGTTTTGAAACAAGAGAAACGTTAATCAATTCAAATGAAGATTCTTCATTACTTGACAACTCAACTGGTTCTACTAACTATTCTGCTCCAGGTGCGGATAGATTAAAATTAACACCAACTCTTGCTGTAAGAAGTTTAACTGCTGCAAATACAACTACATTCTTTAGTATTGCTAACATTGAGGATGGTAAAGTTGTTCAGAAATTTACTGATACAGTTTATTCTGATATTGGAAGTTATATTAGTGAGAGGTCATATGAAACAAGTGGCAACTTTGCTATTGAACCATTTAATGTTCGTATTAGAGAACACTTAAAGAACACCAATAACTTGGGTCGTTATTCTTCTTCAGAAGGTGGTTCATCTTTAAAGATTGTTGCTGAGGTTGAAAAAGGAACTGGTTATGTTGGTGGAAATAGAATAGCAATCTCTGGACCTGTTTACCGTGATGTAGATAAAGCAACTGATTGGGAAACTAAAAACGCAAGAACTATTGGTCAATCAATTGGTAATTATATTTTTGCGAAAGAAGTTGTGGGCACTTGGGACTTCCAAGGTTTAAGAGAAGTTAATCTTTATGATGCTGCTCAAAAGGGTATTTCAGGAAAGAACTTTGGTTCACAAGGTGTGCGTGGTACATTAATTGGTACTGCAAATCTACGTGGATTCCAATGGCACTCAGGTACTCAAGGTACTCCAGATGGTCAATTCAGAATTTATTTGTTTAATGTTGTAATGGAGGCTGGTAAGTCATTCTCAGATGCAAGAGGTATCTATGAAAATAATGGTAGTTCAGATAATGCTATGTGTGATATTGTACTTGAATCAAATGGTTCTGCTAAGATACAAGAACCTAGTTTAAATGGTCTTGTGTTCCCATTCTCACAAAGAGGAACTAAGACACTTAAAGATTCTTCAAATAATGTAGATACACAATTTGTATTTAGAACCGAGAAGAGTGTAAGTTTCTCAACCAGTGGTACTGCCACTGTTGCTGCTAATACTGCTCATGCAGGTGGTACTGAAACTAATAATGATACTGGTTTACCTTTATCAAATACAGATGAAAGAAATGTTGTAGTGGTTGCGAAGAGTGCTGTAACAACTGATGCTCATACTGGTTCAATTATTGGTTGGAGTGGTAACACTATTTCTGGTTCTGGAACATCTTTCACTAATGCATATCAAGTTGGTGACTTCATTAAAATTACTGATGGTGCTAATACTATCAACGAAAGAATTACCGTAATATCAGGTGTAACTGATTTACAAGTTGCAAATACATTCTCATATTCAAGAAGTGGTGTGACACTTGCTCATAAAACTAATTTCCCTGATGGTTATATCTTTGATTTATCATCTAATGGTTCTGTCACTTCTACATCTACTCAGCATAGTATTAACTTAGGACAAGCAAATCTTGCTTCTACGTTTACTGCTTCAGTTTACTTTAACGTATTAAGAAGTGATGCTATTCAAACTGCTAAGACAGTATCTAAAGATAAGTTCATTCATATTAATACTAATACTAATACTGCGACAAATAAAGGTCCATGGTCATTAGGTGTTGCTGACGCATTCAAATTAGTTGCTGTATATAAAGGTTCTAACACAGGAGTTGCGACAACCGATACTGATGTTACAACTCATTTTGAATTAGATAGTGGCATGAGTGATGGATTTTATGATACTTCATATCTAAAACAAAAGGAAACAAGTTCTCTTGACTTATCTGCCTCTGGGTTGATGGTTAAGTTTAATTACTTTGGTAGAGATACTTCTGCTGGTATTGGTTTCTTATCTGTAGATTCTTATCCAATCGATGATACTAATCTTGCGAATACTGCTGCGATTACAACTCAAGAAATTCCATTGTTTAGTTCTCCTACAAACAATAAAAGGTTTGACTTGAGAGATTCTGTTGACTTCAGACCTATTAAAACGAATACTGTAACACCATCTGCGACTGGTACTGTTGCATCGGCACCAACTAATCCTGCTATATTGACTACATTTAGTATCGATTCTGATGGTGCTTATATGCCTACCCCAGATGAGAATTTCCAAACTGATATTCAGTTTTACCTTCCACGTAAAGATAGAATATTAATGAATAAAGAGGGCAATGTAATTGTTACTAAAGGTGTTGCTTCTATTGTTCCAAGAACTCCTGAAGAAACTGCTGGTGGTATGACACTTGCTGTGGTAGAAATTCCACCATATCCTTCGCTGTCACCATATGTTGCTAAGAATTATAATAGGACTGATTACCAAGTTACATTAGATCTTGAAAATAACCGCAGATACACTATGAAAGATTTGCGTGTGGTTGAAGAAAGAGTAAAGAATTTAGAATACTACTCATCACTTAATGCACTTGAGTCATCTGCTAAGAATAAACAAATCTTTGGTTCTACTGGAATGGATAGATTTAAGAATGGTTTCTTAGTTGACAACTTTGATGGTCATAATATTGCTGATGTAAACAAGGCAGGTTATCGTGTTGCGATTGATAGAACCAATTCACTTCTAAGACCTAAATTCCTTAGATCTGATGTAAGTTTCACGAATGATTTGGATCAGACTTCGACAAATATGGTTAGGACTGGTGATTTAATCACTCTATCATATACTAATACTGCATTATTAGATCAACCATATGCTAGTAAGATGAGAAACCCTGTACAAGAACTAACATTCAATTGGCATGGTGAAATTAATTTAAACCCACCTGCTGATAATACTGGTGATACGACTACGTTACCTGATATTCAAGTAGACTTCAGAGGAATGTATGATGCTATTGCTAATATTGCAGACCATATAGGAACTGATTGGGGTGCTTGGAATACTACATCTTCATCTGTTGTTGCGTCAAGAGAAATATCCAGACGAACTTGTCGACAAAACCAATGTGGTTTTACTACTTTATTTGGTGGACAAAGGTTTACCTCTGTCACGTCTCAGGATACAGTTCAAACTAATCAAATTAGACGAGGTATTCAATTATCTGCAAGTCCTTCTACAGAAGTTATATCTTTGGGTAATTTTGTAACTAACGTTGCTGTAAGAGATTTCATACGTTCAAGACTTATTCAGTTTACTGGAACACGTATGAAACCTAACACACGTGTTTATGCATATTTTGATGATGAGAAAGTATTTGATTACGTTACTCCTACCAATTCATCTTTTGCTAATACAGCAAACGAAGGAACTGCAATAACAACAGATTCTTCTGGTAATGTTTATGGTGTGTTCCGTATCCCTAACGATGATACATTAAAATTCAGAGTTGGTACAAGACGTTTTGAGTTAAAAGATATTGCTGATACTATAACTTCATCAGATTTAGCAACTACTTCTGCTCATGGTGATTATACAAGTATTGGTTTAGATATAACACAACGTGGTTCTTCTATTAATATGGTAACTCCTCAGATATCTAGAAACGAAGTAACAGACAATAGAACAATATCTTCTACAACCACAAGTTCAAGGGGTTGGAGATGGATGCCACCAAACCCACCTAACAATGACCCAATATCACAAACATTTACAGTGGTTGCTGATGAAGCTGATGGCGCATTTATTACTAAACTCGATTTATTTTTTGGTAAGAAGTCAAGTACGTTCCCTATCACGGTTCAAATTAGAGAAGTTGAAAATGGTTTCCCTACTACAACAATCGTTCCTTATGGTTCTAAAACTTTACAACCTGCTTCAGTAAGTGCTAATACTACTATTGCGAATACTGCTACGTCATTCACCTTTGACTCACCTGTATTCTTAAAGAATAATACTGATTATTGTTTTTCTGTTTTACCTGGAGGAAACTCTGACGATTTCGCATTATGGGTTTCTAAATTGGGTGGGAAAGATATTGATACCAATATGCTAATTGATAAACAACCTGCTGCTGGTGTGATGTTTACTTCTGCAGATAATAAGACTTGGTCACCAATTCAATCTGAAGACATTAAGTTTAAATTACATAGAGCAGACTTCACAAGGAATACAGGTACAGTTTACTTAGAAAACGATCCAATCGATTACTTTAGTGTAGATAACTTCTACGGAACATTTAATAATGCTGAAAAAGTTATTGGTGAAGGTATCGTAACATTGAGTGGTGTTAGTGGTAATGCTGCAGGTGTTTATGTTACAGTTGGTACGACTATTGCTAATAATTCTGGTACTGCAGCCAATGGTGTTGTTAGAAGTATTGTTAATGAGTATGCTAATGGAACAGTTATTGTTAAGGTTGATCCATACAATCCAAGTAAGTTTGCTACACTAGCAACTGGTAATACAACAGTTAATATTTTAAGTTCAGACTTCACTAGTGGTGCTGGTCAAGTGAAAACGTTTACTGCTAATACTAACAGTGGTTTTGTTAAGTTCGTAGATGTCACGCATGGTAAGTTATATATTGATGATTCTAGTGGTTCATTTGCTAACGGTTATATCCGTGGTCAAGTATCGGGTGCGACTTCAAGAGTAACGACTGTTGATGATATTCGATTAAATACTATTGTTCCTAAAGTTCCTTTAATAACTTATTCAAATACTACATCTTCATTTGGTATTAGAACTACATCTACTTCTGGTACAATTAGTTCTACTTATGAAGAAATTGCATTGGGTGTAGAAAATACATTTAATGATGCAGAAAAGAAAGTGTATTCTAAAACAAATGAAACTGCTTTAACAGCAGTAGATGGTTCTAAGAAAACTTTAACAATTAAAGGCACATTTAGTACAACTGATACTAGAGTTTCTCCTGTTATTGATAATACTAGATCTAATGGTATTGTTCTAGGAAATGATATTAATAATATATCAACAGAAGAATTTAAAGAAGTTGGTAATTCACTTGTTAGATATATTTCTAAACCGATTGAATTATCTGATGGTCAAGATGCTGAAGATCTAAATGTATATTTAACATCATACAAACCATTTGGTACTGATATTAAAGTGTATGCTAGAATCCACAACGCAGAAGATGCAGAAGCATTTACTGATAAAGATTATACACCATTAAAACAAATCACTGCAAGTAATACTTATTCTGATAGTGTTGATACTTCTGACCTTAAAGAATTTGAATATGGGTTTAGTGCGAATACAGATGGTCAAGGGTTCTTGAGTACTGCTAACTCTCATGCTCGTCTACATAGTGGAAATAATGATGTAGTTGCTTATCGTTCTGCTGGTGGTGGTATCTATCATACATATAAAACATTCGCAATTAAAATTGTTATGACTTCAGAAGGTACTAATATTATCCCATTGGTTAATGATATGAGAGCAATTGCATTACAAAAATAATGGAAGTAGTTAATATACAAGATAATGAGGATTTAATCAGAGACGTTTCAACAAGAGCAATCTTAAACTCTGATATGTCCTCACTAGAAAAATATAGAGCGAGAAGAAATAAGGAAAGAGAAATGAACGATGATGTTCAAAACTTAAAGCAAGATGTTAATGAGATTAAATCTATGCTTAAACAACTATTAGAGAAATAATATGTCAGTAACAATTTCAAATACTAATTTAACCCACAACTTTAATACGTGGCGAACTAACACCAACCTATTATCAGATGCTATGAGCAACAATGTTGTCACGGTTTGGCGAGGTGGTGCTAATCGAGGTGGTAAGGTTACAGGCAATGGCCATATTTCTGGCACATTCTCTTCTACGAATCTAAGAACAAGTGTACTTAAAGGTGGTAACACTACTGTTGGAAGTTCGATTACAATTAGTTCTAATACAACAGTAGACGGAACATCTCTTGCAATCTCTGCTAATACTACGTTCACTGGTAATGTAAACTTTACGTCTGTCGGTACTGATAGAATTATATTAGGTGATGCAAGTAGAATTAGATTGACTGGTGGTTCTAATAACAATATTATGGTTCAGAATAATTCTGACGAAATTCAATTTACAGCAGACCCAATCGCAAATTCAATTACGATTGCTGCTGGTAATGTTCAAACGTTACTAGATGCTAAGGAAAATGCTGGTGAATCTGCTGATCAATCAATAGCAATGTCAATTGCGTTAGGATAGAGATATGGGTGCAAAAGCAAATATAATCATTGACCAAGGTGCTGACTTCGCAACGTCTATCACCGTTGCTGATGTTGACGGAAACATTGTCGATTTATCTGGATACACCGCAAGAGGTCAAATCAGGAAACACTACACTTCTTCGACAAAGACTGATTTTATTATCACATTCGGGATTCCAAGAACGGAAGGAGTTGTTAATTTGACTCTATCAAACGCAAATACTGCTTCGATGGAGGCAGGTAGATATGTTTTTGATTCAGAATTAATATCAGGTGCTGGCGTTGTTTCTAGAATGGTTGAAGGAATAGCAACAGTGACACCTGAGGTAACGAGGTAATAGATGGCAAACTTTAAAGTCAAGTTGACACCAACAACTCCAAACTTTACATTAAAGAACACTTCAATTGCTGGTGCTAGAATTGATAAGATGGACGACATCGTAGAAGTTGCTGATAATAAGGTAGATGGTGCTGTACTTGTATATAAAGCAACGACGGATAAGTACGAATTGAAAAAGGTTTTAACTTGGGATGCTGCTGCTGACAATTATAAAGTTGACGGCGGTGAGTTCTAATGTCTGCTAATACTCTATTAACAATAAAACGCAGTCAATCGACTGCTGCTCCAGTTGCCCTTGCTAATGGTGAATTAGCATATTCGTTTTCCTCTGATAAATTATTTATTGGTCAAACTGCTAACTCAAGTGTAGCAACAACAGTAGAATATATTGGTGGTAAATTGGCAATGGATAAGATTGCTAATCTCGAAAGTATTGTGATTAGTGGATCAAGTATTCATGCGGATGTGACTGTATCAAGCACAATGACATTATCTTCAGCGACTAATAATTCAGTTCTTTTTGCTAAGACTGGTGGATTGGTGGATTTCGTAACTGGTACGAGTGGTAAAGTTATGCAGATTGCTGCGAATGGCACACCCACTTTTGATGATTTGAATGGTGGAACTTATTAGATAATGTCATATA